ACAGCTGCTGATATCGTATCAGACCCATCTGCTCCAGATGCTTTCGTCGAAGGTATTATGGAGTCTCGTGAGTGGGTAATGGTTGACGGTATTTGGCAAGGTCGTGAAGTTGAGCAAGCTCAAGAAGTAATCAAGACAGCATCGAAAGGTGAACTAGAGGAAGCTAAAATGCAAGTGTTTAGCTCATTCATCGATAAGCTATCTAAAATTTAATTTTTTTATAAATAAAACTAGCAAATAAAGACTCTACAAGGAGAAAATAAATGGCTGTAGAAAGCAAAATCAGAGAGCTTCTTAAAGGTAAGCCAGAAGTGGTTACTGAAGAAGTTAATGAACTAGACGAAGGCTCTGCCGCTCGTCCAGCAGATAAATCTCAAGGCGATTCTTCTGCCCCAGCACAAGGTTCTTCAGAAGCCAACCCAAGCGTTGAAGTTCTGAATACTGACAATGTTGAAGGCAATCCTGGATCAGCTGCATCTGCTAAAGCATCGAAAGACGGCAGCAAGTCTGCTGCTTCTTCACAAGCTGGTGATCAAACATCACCAACTCAAGGTTCATCGAAAACTGGTATGAAAGCCGAAGATACTGACGCTGACGAAGAAGTTCTCGAAGAAACTACTGAAGAAGAGCTCGTCGATGACGTAACTGATGAAGAAGTCGAAGCCGAAATCGAGCTTGACGAAGAATCAGACGAAGAAGTTGAAGAAGTAATCGAAGAAGTTGCTGAAGCTGATGAAGATGCACTTTTCGAAGACGACATCAAAAACCTGTTCGCCGACGAAGAGCATCTTTCAGAAGACTTTAAAACGAAAGCAGCTGGTCTGTTTGAAGCTGTTGTAACAGCTCGTGTATCTTCTGAGATCGAAGAAATCCAAAAAGAGCTGGCTGAAGAAGCAGCCGTTGCTCAAGAAACATTCATGGAAGAAATGGTTCAGAAAATCGACGGTTATCTGAACTATGTAGCCGAAAACCGGATGAAAGAAAATGAACTCGCTATTGAGCGCGGTCTGCGCAACGAGATCACCGAATCATTCGTCGGATCCCTGAAAGAAGTTTTTGCCGAGCACTACATCGAAGTTCCACAAGAGAAATACGATGTTCTGGGCGAAATGCAGAGTGAGATTGAATCACTCAAGTCGAAACTGGACGAATCAACTGAAGAGAAAATTGGTCTGGTTGAAGCTAAAAAAGAACTTGAAAAAGCTGCCGCTATCAAAGAAGCTACTGCTGACTTGACAGTAACAGAAGTTGAAAAGTTCGAGAAACTCGTAGAAGATGTTGAGTTTGACAGTGACTATGCTGAAAAACTTTCTGTGATCAAGGAAAACTATTTCCCTGCTCAGAAAGCATCTGATGAGGACAAACTGGTTGATGACGAAACAATTACTGTTTCTGATGATTCGGCAAGTCCAGTGAGCATTTACGCTCAAGCGATTTCGAAATCGGTAAAAAGATAATTTTTTATAAATAATAACAGTTAAAAACTAACTAAGCAAGGAGACGAAAGATGTATCTTTCAGAATCACAAATGGAAAAATGGAGTCCAGTGCTGGATCATCCAGAACTTCCAGAAATTAAGGACGCACATCGTCGTAATGTTACGGCTGTCGTTCTGGAAAACCAGGAACGTGCTATCCGTGAAGAGAAACAAGCTCTTTTCGAAGCCGCTCCAGAAAACGCCACAGGTGCTTCAGTTGACAACTACGACCCAGTATTGATTTCACTGGTTCGTCGTGCTCTGCCAAACCTGATGGCTTATGACGTCTGCGGCGTTCAGCCAATGACTGGTCCAACTGGTCTCATCTTCGCGATGAAATCACACTACACCTCACAAACTGGCACAGAAGCCCTGTTCAACGAAGCTGATACAGACTTCGCTGGCACAGGAACTCACGCTGGCTCGAACCCAGTTGACGGTTCATACACCACAGGCACAGGCATGACCACAGCCACTGGTGAAGGCGTTGACCCAGCTGAAATGGCTTTCTCAATCGAGAAAACCACCGTTACAGCGAAAACTCGTGCGCTGAAAGCCGAATACTCAATCGAACTGGCTCAAGACCTGAAAGCAATTCACGGTCTGGACGCCGAGTCTGAATTGAGCAACATCCTGTCTCAGGAAATTCTGGCTGAAATCAACCGTGAAGTTATCAGAACTATCTACAAAGTTGCTAAAACTGGTTCTGCTTCAACTGCTACTGCTGGCACATTCGACCTTGACGTTGACTCAAACGGTCGTTGGTCAGTTGAGCGTTTCAAAGGTCTGCTGTTCAATATCGAACGTGACGCCAACGTAATCGCTCAAGACACCCGTCGCGGTAAAGGTAACTTCATCGTATGTTCATCTGACGTAGCTTCTGCTCTGTCAATGGCTGGCGTTCTGGATTATGCTCCAGCTCTGTCAACCGACTTGAATGTCGATGATACAGGTAACACCTTCGCTGGTGTTCTGAACGGTCGCTATCGTGTATATATCGACCCATATTCAGCAAACACTGGTGCTGCTTCTCAGTTCTATGTAGTAGGTTATAAAGGCACAAGCGCATATGACGCTGGTATCTTCTACTGCCCATATGTTCCACTGCAGCAAGTCCGTGCAATCGACCCAACGACCTTCCAGCCAAAAATCGGCTTCAAGACTCGTTACGGCATGATTGCTAACCCATATGTTACTACAACAGATGGCGGTGCTACCGACGCTGATACCTTTACAGCTGATCGTAACCAATACTATCGTTCAGTAAAAGTTACAAACCTGATGTAATAATAAGAGTTGGGCTAACCAACCACTAATTGGGGCGGTCTTCGGATCGCCCCTTTTTTGTGCTTATAAATAGTTGTATGGCATATAATCCTATCACAAATGTTGAAGAAGCTACGTTTGACGCTAACAATCCAAGCGAACTAGACTTCTTGCGACCTAATGGGTTTCGGTTTCAGATCGCAAACATCCCACAAGTATCATTCTTCTGTCAAGCGGCGAATATCCCACAGATGTCTATCGGGCAACCTGAAGTCAATACTCCTCTTGCTAATATCCCATTTCCAGGAGATAAGCTGCAGTTTGGTGAACTGATTATCAGATTCCTCATCCAAGAAGACATGGGAAATTACAAAGAGTTGTATAACTGGTTGACTGGTCTCGGATTCCCAGAGAGCCATAAACAATTTACTGATTATATCAATACTCAAGAATACAGAACAGCTCTTTCGTCTAGCAATAAGAAAGAATCGATTGCACAGGTAAGCGACGCAACGCTTTTTGTTCTCGACTCAAACAACAACCCTAGTTTGAAAATCACATTCATCGATGCTTTTCCTGTAAGTCTCGAAGGGTTGGACTTCGACATCACACAAGGTGCTGGCGATTACTTCACTGGTTTGGCTGGCTTCAGATACCGCACATTTCAGATTGAAACAGTTACATAAACTTGACTTTTTTTGACAATTACTATATTATTGATGCATGATTACTCTAAAAGAACTCCAAGATGAGTGGGCAGTCGATTGTAAAATCAACGAGTTAGAACTCGGTAAAGAAACAATCAAGACTGCTGAACTACACTCCAAATACCTCAACCATCTCTCCAACTTCAAACTACAGTTGCGTAAGTCCGAAGCTGCATTTTATAAACTTCGGCGCATCAAGCAACAATACTGGAGAGGTGAATTATCGAAACAAGAACTCGATACGCTCGGTTGGGATCAATGGCTCGGCAACAAACCATTGAAGAATGATATGGCTGAGATGGTCGAATCAGATGACGACCTACAAGAGCAAATGAATAAGGTCGAATATATCCGAACTATCTGTGACTTTCTAGAGCGTGTTATGCGCGCCCTAAATAGTAGGACGTGGGATATCAAGAATGGTATCGAGTGGACTAAATTTACTAATGGTCTTATGTAATGGCTGATATTACTGTCACATATAAAGATGCTGTGAATCTCAGCGTTGAATGTGACACTGGCATTCTCCAAGAATTAAATGACTTCTTCACCTTCGAGGTTCCAGGAGCAAGGTTCATGCCTGCTTATAGATCTCGTATGTGGGATGGTAAAGCACGTCTGTTCAATATGTTCAATAAAGAACTGCCAGTAGGGCTTGTCAAATATCTACAAGAGTTTGCTGATCAGCTTGAATACAAGGTCGATAATCAAGTTGAATCTCTGGGTGATATTGTCTCCTCCGAATATGTAAAGAAGTTTGCTGATGGGCTGAACTTGCATTCTGGAGACAAACCCATCGAGATCCGAGACTATCAGATTCAAGCTGTTCGTAAAGGGATTCAGGGTGCTAGGTCACTACTGCTGTCACCGACTGCCTCAGGTAAGTCGCTGATAATCTACACCCTGATGCGCTATTTTCAACAGCGTAAAAAACGCCAGTTGATTATCGTTCCCACCACATCGCTCGTTGAGCAGATGTATGGAGACTTTCAAGACTATGCCAGTGCTGTGGATTGGCAAGCGAGTGAAAACTGTCACCGTATATATGGTGGTAAGGAAAAGTCAAACGAATATCCTGTGACAATCTCGACATGGCAATCTATCTACAAGTTCCCGAAGAAATGGTTCGAGAAGTTTGACGTTGTTTATGGTGACGAAGCACACTTGTTTAAAGCTAAGTCTCTTACTACAATTATGAATAAATGTCAAAACGCCCACTGGCGTTTCGGGACTACAGGGACTCTTGATGGGACGAAGACTCATCGCCTCGTTCTAGAAGGTTGTTTTGGTCCAGTGACAAAAGTCATCACCACGAAAGAACTTATGGAAGATGGTAAGGTTGCTGAACTTGACATTACCTGTTTGTTGCTAAATCATTCTGATGAAGATAAACAAGCAATGAAGAAAATGAAATATCAAGACGAGGTTGACTGGCTCGTTCGTGATCAGTGGCGTAATAACTTCATCAGCAAACTTGTCCGAGATCGCGAAGGGAACACATTGGTTCTCTTTCAATTCGTTGAGAAGCACGGTAATGTATTGTTCGAAATGATAAAAGAAAAGGCTGGACCAAATCGACCTGTCTATTTTGTATATGGTGGGACTGACACAGAGCAGCGTGAGAATATCCGCTCTCTCACAGAGAAGGCAGACAATGCTATTATTATTGCCTCCTATGGCACATTCTCTACAGGTATAAATATAAGGAATCTACATAATGTAGTATTTGCCTCGCCTTCGAAGAGCAGAATACGCAACCTCCAATCTATAGGGCGAGGCTTGCGGCTCGGGGATAATAAAGTCGCCTGTAATCTTTACGATATTGGTGACGATCTCTCTTGGAAATCTCGCAAAAATTATACCCTTGAACACCTTCTGGAGCGCATTAAATTATATAATGAAGAAGGTTTCAAGTATCAAACAATAAAGGTAAATAAATGACCGACAATACAAAGCTGATTCGTTTTACTGATGGCACATTGATTGTATGTATGGTTGAAGGTTTAGATAATTTAGAGGAACAAAAGTCTATAAACGTGTTGTATCCTATTGAAGTTTTTTCTGATGGTGTGAGTGATACGGGAAATAGTTTCTCAGAGCCGTTTATGCTGAAGGCATGGATGGGGCTATCTGATGACGTCATGTTCAAGGTGAACACTGCCGACATTACAACCATCGGTGCGCTGAAAGATGAATATATTTCGGGATATGAAAATGTGGTCGATCGGATGTTTTTCCGTGGCGACGAGGCGCAACAGGCGGCACAACAAGCCGCCGAAGAAGAGTTTGGACCAGAAGACTTACTCGAACTGCTTCAAGCGAAGCAAGATAATAAGTTGAACTAGTCTTTTCAAACAGCGACATGCTGATTATATGGTGAAAATTGGTAAATAGTCAAGCAAAAAAATTGGTTGACATATAAAAAATTATGAGATAATATGGATTTATTATGGCAAAACGTAGAGACCCAAATAGTCGGCACTATGTCGACAATAAAGAATTTCTAGCAGCGATTACTGAGTATCGCGAGCGAGTCCAAGCTGCAAAGGCAGCAGGGGAAGATAAACCTCGAGTAACTGAATACCTCGGTGAATGTATGGTGAAGATCGCCAACCACCTCGCATATAAATCAAACTTCGTGAATTACACATTCCGAGATGAGATGATTCTCGACGGCATTGAGAATTGTATTACATATATTGATAATTTCGATCCTGAGAAGTCTAAGAATCCGTTTGCATATTTCACACAGATTACATACTACGCATTTATTCGCCGTATCCAAAAGGAAAAGAAACAGATGGATACAAAGAAAAAGTTTATTGGTAGTCTAGATATGCAGGAGTTGCTCTTATCTGATGCAGATGGGAATGATGGTAATGCTGAGTATCTCGAATATATTCGCAAAGCTGTCGATGAAGCTGCTTCCTTGGAAGAGAAGCATGCTGATCAGAAAGCTAACGTAAAGAAACGCCGCCCAAAATACCTCGATGATAAAGAGGCTATGGAGATGGCGAAGGAAAAAATTCCTGCACTAAAAGGTGAACAATGAGTTACCAATTTGATTATGAAGATCCTAAGAAATATCAAGTTATGATTGATATCGAGACGCTGAGCAATCGTGCAAATGCTGCAATTCTTTCGATCGGTGCGGTCAAATTTAGTATTGAGCAAGGCGTCATTGATACATATTATCAAAACATCGATGCTTCAACAGCTAAAAAATTCAATCGACATATTGATAAAGGCACTTTGGAGTGGTGGTCTACAAAAGACAAGTCTGCATTGAAAGCACTTATGGAAGATGTCGAACAGTTTGATCAAGTCATTCCTGACTTTGTAAAGTGGTATGGTGTTTCAACGCCTACATGGGGTAACAGCGCGCAGTTTGATCTCGGTATTTTGGAGTCAGCTTGTCAACAACTGGACATTCCTGTCCCGTGGAAATATTGGCATGTGTATTGTTACAAGACTGTTACACATCTTTTTGGTGTGAACAACGCACATATTCGTCAAGTAGAAACCGCACAAGGTGGTCAATGGCATAATGCTCTTGACGATGCTATCAGTCAAACGAATACATTAGTAAAAATTTTGAGAGGAACACAATGATTAAGAACTTTAATGAAATTCGTGTAGGGTCAGGTCGACTTTGGTTGGAAACGAAAGACATGCGTGGCAAACCAGAAGCCGTTGACATTATGAAATTTTCCGAACAGCAAATGTATGAACTTTTGGTAGCAGTTTATAAATTGGGAGATAAAAATGCCCGAAGAAGAATCCAAGATGCACTGGAAGGACGCGGTCCAGATTATACGCACCTATGAGTCAGATGTGATTGACGGCAAAATTACTGATCCGAAAATTAAAAAAGATCTTGACATTGCGCGAAAAATAGTGCATGATAGGTATATTCGTATCTTTAGGAGGATGAGATGAATATTTTTTACTTGGATGAAGACTTCGAGACTGCCGCACAACAGCACGTCGACAAGCACGTTGTCAAAATGATTATCGAGTATGCACAGTTGATGTCAACAGCACATCGTATGCTTGATGGTAAAGTTTATATCGATGACTCGTCGGGTCGTCGTATGAAACGCTGGCGTCATCCGAGCGATAATATGGATGCTGTCCTTTATAAGGCATCACACATCAATCATCCGTCAGCTATTTGGGCGCGTGAGACATTCTCAAACTATCTGTGGCTCTATTCATTGTGGGAAGAACTTTGCAAAGAATATACATATCGCTATGGACGAGTTCACCTGACACAGCAAAAACTACAAGATGTATTGGC